CGCGCCATTCTTTTAAACGCGGGGTTGGTGCGTGACTCAGATGAATATCAATCAGGTTGCTAGCGATGTCGTAAAGGGTTTGCAGAGTGCACCGTTGCTGCTAGGGGTGATAGTTCTCAATATCGTTATGGTGAGTGCCGCGACCTATTTCTTGATTAGGTTCGGCGAAGCTAATTCGGCACGCATTGAGCTTATTCTAAAGAGTTGCTTGCCGTCGCCGCCGACATAGCAGAGACAACAAGCAGGAATCGGCTCGTCAAAAATGGAGACAGTCATGTTGACGAATGATGAATACAACGAGGCCATGAAGTTGCTTGCACGATTGGCCGAGCTACTGCGCAACGCCAATGGGGACAACAAGCAGGGTGTGAGTCAAACCGAAGCTGCGAGACAACAAGCAGAAGCTGCGAGACAACAAGCTGAAAGCACAATTCCATCGCTTAGCAAAGCGCGACAGCATTGGCACGACACGTCTAGGCCACTCGACGAGATTGGCAAGTAGCAAGCGAGTGTGCCATCACCAATCGACGGCAAACGATAAAGGATGCAAAATGACCAATTTCAAAAGCGATCTAATTGACGTGCTAGTTGAGAAGCACGCAGAGACAGAAAAGGCAGTTCTTGTGTCCGAAACAGGAGACAAGGACGACGCTGAATGGCTCCCCAAAAGCCAGATTGAAATCGAGCCATCAACGAAAAAAGGACAATTTACAGTCACAATGCCTGAGTGGCTAGCAAAAGAGAAAGGTTTCGTATGACTCAAACCAGGCCGAAAACGTGGAGATGGACCCCCACAAGTGACGTGATTATGCTCCGTTTGCGTAGTGCGTATGCAGACGGAGCAGTCATGATTGTGCCGTTGTCACAAGATGGTCGCGATTGGGTAGAAAATAAGCTTGATCCTGTAGATGTAGGGACACTGCATCGTGTAGAAGGGAGTATAGAAGCGATGGCAGCAGTCATGCGACAGGATGGATTAGTGGTAGAAGTGAGAGGTTAGCAAACAAGAGTGCGTCAAAATGTCGCATGGTGATATATTTCGCTTGACAAGTGATATATAATATGATATACTATCACGTTTGCTTCACCAGAGGAGGGCCAGCAAGGCTTCGGTTCGGTATGACTCAAACTCGAATGTCAGCTTTTGAAGCTCTACGTAGCTTGATAGACCTAACGAAAATGGTAAGTGAATTAGAGAACGGAGATGAACTCAGCCTGACAAGAGCAAGAAAAGAAGCACGAAGGTTACTTAGCGTATTAGTAGTACCAGAGAAAGGAACGACAAAACATGATCCAAATTAATCCGCTATCGCGAGAGGAATCTAAGCGCCGTTCGGCCAATTCTCTTCGCAGTGTTGTGAGTGCGTTACAGTGGCAGGTTTGTAACTTAAAAGAAAAGCCAAATAGAGTAACAGTAAGCCGTTTATGTGAACTGTTGATTAAGATAAAGCAACGGTTCGTGCCAAGCTACGACGACGCCGAAAGATTAGAAAGTAAGGTACGTGACGCCATGGACGACGGCGAGTTCACGGTCAGTTTGGAAGGCGACAGGTTGTTCGTTTCAGGTTACATCAAGGTTAACAAGTTGAGTAAGGGAGTCATTTGGTAACCTGTAAATTTGAGTTTGACTCAAACTGAAACCAAGGAGAAGCAAAGTGACACAAAACCAAACTCAAACTAGCGAGCGTCCAGTAATCGGCCATGGCGATTTTGGCTACAACGTTAAGGAAGTTCAACACGCGCTCGACATAGAAGTCGATGGCGATTTCGGTCCTGATACCGACGACGCTGTTTCGCAATACCAACGCGAGAAAGACTTAGACGTTGATGGCGTCGTAGGTCCGCAGACGTGGAAAGAATTAACGAGGGAGTTTGACTTACCGCCGTACCCTCCAAAGCTGCCAACGGTATTCACGCCAGAAGTCAAGCGTATGATTACTGATACTGCAATCATTCATCCTATCGCCGATTATAATTGGGAGGATAGAGGTAAGGCGCCTGCCGGTTACATTAAAGGAATGGCGCTTGCCTACGCTCAGGCGTATGTACGTTTTGGTACAGATGATTTTCTAGCGATAGAGCTAAGTAAGGCAAACACACACGACAGTAGCGTTGACGCTTTGGCATGGCTTGCACAAGAGTTCGAAGACGCGAACATGAGCAATTCGCAGCGTGGTAAAAACACGTTAAGGCACTTATACGTGCTTCTAATGGGACTAGGAATGCGTGAATCGTCTGGCGAGCATTGCTGTGGCAGGGATCAGTCGGCGAGCAATACAACGTCGGACACGTGCGAAGCTGGATTGTTTCAAACCAGTTGGAATGCCAGAAGTGCGTGCACCGATTTCATTAACTTGTTCGATCAGTATGAACTCAGTTCGCCACAGGGATACTTAAGCGCGTGGGAGGAAGACGTAAGCTGTTCTCAGAGCGATTGGGACAGCTATGGCAGTGGTGACGGTTTCATGTTTCAGGAACTGTGCAAGCGTGCTCCTACGTTCGCAGTTGAAACGTGTGCAGTAACATTGCGGAATTTAAGACAGCATTACGGACCGATCAATAGAAGGGAGGTTGAGTTACGACGAGAGGCCGACGATATGTTCAAGCGAATTGAACTGATCGTCGAAGGCGAAGTTTTTCTCGGAGTTTGAGTCAAACCAGACACCAAGGAGAAGTAAAATGGCGACAAGAGCACAGGCGAAGCGACCACTCCCACCAGGCGTGAAGCCAACCATTTCCAATATGGAAAGGGCTAACACTGCCGATCCACACTCGTACCTAGGCAAGATTGTGAAAGAGCTAAACGCTATTGAGACACGTCTCATATCACAGAACCCCGATGCTAAAGACAACAAGGGTCGCATCATCGGCGAAATCTATCTGTGGGACGAAATCCAGAAGATCGCCAAGTCTAAATCGGACGCATTGTGGGACGCAGCAGAGGCCGAGGGCCTGCTTAAGTACGACGATCTGAGCACGGGCCAGCATCTAGTCGCGCAAAGTCCTAGCTTTGTTGTCACCGCCAGTGTGTCAGAACCAGTACGTAGGTTCGATCCTGACACGCTGGCGAAGTGGCTATTCGATAACAAGAAGATTCCTGTGATTATCACGAAGGAACAAATCGAGCGGGCCAAAATTCCCACCAAGTCGCAGACTCGCGTGGCAATCATTGAGAAGGCTGGCGATAAATGAAGAAGATAGAAAAGTCGTTTGGGGAGGCTGTTGACGCTTTAAGGGCGTACGTAGCAGGCGACTACAACGGTTCGGCGGAAGACAATCTCAAGCTAGAAGAGTTGCTTTGGGATGTCAAATTGGCTTACTACGAACTTCCCCGTAACAAAGAGCCAAGCATCGGTTAGCTGGGCAGCGAGCCGATGCGAGGCGGTCGGGTAGCAATCAAGCTACCCGACCGAGCAATTGAGGAACGCAAGGATGCCATTAGTTCTACAACCTACATTCAACGAGATGTCCCGACAAGAGATTGAGTCACACTTAGAACTAGTCCGAGCTAAACGCATGGCCGCAGTTGTCACATACCATGCTGGTGTCAACGCAGCCGCGAGGCACCAGATCGCAAAGTTCCAGCAACGTGTCGCGAACGAGTATTATCAGTTAAGCAAGGCCATCACTGTATTGGACAAAGCGTTAGCAAACTGTGAAAGGCGTATGGAAAACCTCGAAATTCTCATGACAGAGGTACAAAATGCCCAAAGTCAAATCGTCGAGACTGACAGCGAATGACAATAGCGTTGATGGTGAGTTCACCGTATTTTGGTGGGACTTAAGGAATAACATTTACCGGACGGCAGAGCGTGTTAACGCAATAGTGGCGATGAATGAGGCGGAGAAGTTAGCAAAGGCGAGATATGTAAAGCGTGTTATGATTACGAATGGTGAAGGCGAAACAGAGTTCGAATGGCAAAAGGGAAAAGGAGTCACACATGGAGTTTAATCAGTTTCAGAAAGAGCTACGCGATCGTGGCATTGAGGGTCAGACAGCATACATGATGACACTCATGTACGAAAGGATCATCGATTTGTCTCAGCAAGTCGTAATGGCTTCGAGGCTGATCGATGAATTAGCTACGTCATTAGGCAACTTCGTAGAGTTGCATGAAAACACACAGCGACAGCTTAAGACGTTGATGCGTCACGGTCGCCCTGATGGCGTCGAAGTCCACAGCGTCGCGTACGACCCTGACGAAAGTGAACACTAGTGTGAGTCAAACTCATGAAGAAAGTATCAGGCTTTCTCACAAACGATGGTTCGTTTTTCCCTAGTGAAGACGAAGCCAGACTATACGACGCAATGGCTGCACTCACATTTGCAGTCACCAACGTAGGTGCAAACCCCAAGGCAGTGTTCGTCATTCTCGATGGCTGTGCTGCCCAAGTCATGGAGTATCTCAATGCCAAGCAAGCCCACCAAGAAGCCGAAACAGCTAATCCACGAAGCCCAGGAGCACTCGGCCCAGTCGCAGCAACATCATCTTCTCTCGATTACACCGACGGTAGGGGCGCACGCGAAGGCGACTCTACACCCGTATTCCAACAGTCGCCTGACAGCTATGAACATGTGCCCGACGTGGGGAGTGGTGAGCAGCCAGAAGAGATACCCAACTTCGGCTCGCTCAATGGCCCTGGAATACGGTCACGCGATGCACGAAGTGTTCGCAGCGATCCGCCTGTGGCAACTGGCGACACGACAAGAGCTACCTGGCCACGCACGGGTGAAGGCGCATAAATTGTTCGAGCCAACACGTTGGGACGCCGCTTGGAAGTCTAGTATGACTCAATCTGACACCGAGCGTGACGAATTGATGGTCCTGGCATATGATATCATTCATTCATCTGGATTCAAGGACGACCCAGGCGATCAGATTAGAACGCTAAATTCGATGGAACTGGCGGCAATACAGTACATCGACTCGACTATGAAGTACATGGACAATTGGGAAATCTATGTCAAAGACAAAGACGATCCGCAAAGTTACGTAGGCATTGAGAATGTCTTTGATGTGATTCTTACGTACGACGACGAGAAACAATACAGATTCATAGGAACGCTCGATGCTCTCACTCTCGATAAAGGCAGGAACAGTCGTCCGACGCTCGAGGACAATAAAACAGCTGCACGTCTTGACGATGGTTGGAAAGCGGCATTCATTCTCTCGCACCAAGTTTCGGGCTATCTGGCTTGTGCATCAGCACTACTTGGTCTTGATATACGTAACGCACGCATCCTTGGCCTCAAGAATAAACCGACTGGTAAAGGGGAAGATTATTGGACAGTCTCAACTTCCCGCACTGCTGAGGAATTTCACCGCTGGGCTTTCTGGTTTCGTCACACCGCCGATCAGTATGAGTTCTATAAAGACCATTACGAATACGCGCCAAGGTATACTCATTCGTGCAATAGATACTTTCGGCCGTGTTCGCTTATATCGTTTTGTGGTGACACGTTCGAAGGGAGGCTGGAACAATGGGACCAAATGATACCAGCTGCGCTCTCGCCGTCGGAACTAGGTGTGGAGGATTAGCATATGTTAACGAAAAACGCGCCTATTCGCAGTGCAGGTACCCATGTTGCTACTACATCTTCGGTTCGTGTTGCGGATGTTGCGCCAAAGCGAAGCAAGATCATCGGTTCGCTCGGCCCTGTGGAAATCAAGAGCGGAGCCGAAGCACCGAATCGAATGGCCATTCTCTTATGGGGCTCTGCGACGTGCGGCAAGACGACATTCGCCGCGACTGCCCCAGGTGATAAGCTATGGATATCATTCGGCGACCAAGAACATGTATCAGTTATGCACCGGCCTGACGTGCATGTGGCGAACGTGAGTTCAATGACGGCAAATGATCTATTCAAGCATGCACAGAGCGAGAATCCATTCGGTCTAGATCAAATTCTATCAGACAACGAGAACATTGAAACGGTGGTGTGTGACTCAATGACGGCTATTGCATTCAAGGCGTTACAGCATTCAGTAGGCAAGGGTATAGGTTCTAGCAACAAAGGCGGAGGCTTCGTACCAACGATGGAAGCACCGGGACAAGGCGCATATGGTGGCAGAAACGCTATCGTGCTTGAGACGATTACCGGCCTTTTGAGAGTCACGGCCAAGCATAACGTACATCTCATAATCACAGCACATGAAGATGATCCCACGACCATGGTCCAAGACGGAAAAGAGATCATCAGCTACATCGGCGTTATGCTTGGTGGCAAGCTTGTCAACAACATGACGTGGCGACTGTCTGAAATCTGGTACATGTCGATTGATCCTCATGGCGATAAAGAGAGAAGAATTGCGATCAGACCGACCAGATTACGCAAACCGATGAAGTCACGCATGTTCTCGCAGAGGGAAAAACACGCGGAATTTGTGCTGAAATACGATGCCGATCTACCTGATAGTGCCAATGGTCAGATGACAATTGCCGGTTGGTACTATCAATGGGTGGATAGGAATGGTGCTAAAATACCACTTCCGCCACCAAAGGAGACGAAAAATGTCAAATAGAGAAGGCTATGTGGCTGACAGAACCATGCCTTTTTGTCGCGAATGTATGCTTCCGGTAACGGTAAACCATCGCTATCGGATAGTAAAGTACGACAGCAAAGGCGTCACCAAGTACGGTGTGAGTCATACCAACTGTGAGAATCCGACCGCAGGTACGCACAACGTGACAGGCACACAGTTCGAGCGCAAGGATGGATTTAAGTACAAGTACATCATACCGCGAGTCGAAAAAGGTAAAGCAGAATAACACCAACACCTGGGACGGCAGGGTAACCTTTAACGCTTGGACTCCGATCCAGTCAAGCAACCAGTCAAGCAAGGAAGCATATCATGCAAGAAGACGACGAACTCGACGTTATCGAGCTAGGCGAGTCTCTGGCCGATGTAGAGAAACCCCCGGAACTTCCTCCGGGTATCTACATCGGTGAGATTACCGACGTGCAGAAGTTTACCTCTGGTAAAGGTAACCTACTGTACTCGGTCAAGTTCACGATCCCCACGGAGGAAATTCCTGCCGATCTACAGGACCAGTTCGAGGATGGTGCGAACATGTACTGGCAGCGGCAGTTGGTTCCTACTTCCAAGGATCGACGTGCGTTGTATAATCTTCAAAAGTTCATTGCAGCGATTGGGTTGGATACTGCTACAACTACAATCAACCCAAACGACTGGATGGGACAACGCGCTAGGCTACGTGTACGTCTCGGCCGACCTTTCGAAGGTGAGAGGCGAGCCGAAATCTATGCCATTGAGTCGGCCGAAGACGAAGTGGTGGAGACTACTACCTCACGTCGGGCTACGGCTGCGGCTGCGGAAGTTGAGGAAGTCGCACCGCGTCGTGCAGGCCGTCGCGGTACTCGGTAACTGACAAAGTGGCGTGTGGGTTTGACTCACACGCCATTCAAACATAAGGAAACAAACAATGGAAAAAGAACTCCGAGACATGATCTACAACACGCTACTTAAGGTATGGGAAACGGAGGGTCCACCGAATGTCCCTCAGTTAGCAGCACAGTCGATTCTCACCGCGCAGGCCGACGCTCTCATAATAGATGTGCATCGTATATGTTCAAACGAAGATGAATATCATCAGTTCATCAGTTGGTTGAACAACATACGACTGGAATCAGATTTCGACAAAGACGAAGAGGCGTAAGATGGAAAGCGTACTAATCAGACTGGACGAGCACATCGTCAATGGATCGGATCAGCTATTAGTGCGCATCCGTCCACAAGACAAGCGGACAGTCAATCTAGCCGCAAGGGAACTAAACCTTACTGCGTCACAGTTCGTGCGGACCTTAGTGGTTCAAGCCGCACGAACTGTTGTTGCAGAGATAGCCTCGAAGAAGGGATAAACGATGCGAAGACGTTTCCTTCAACGAGTTGTTCGACCTGAGCGCACAGTTCGTATTGTAGCTACATTGGTCGAAGCAGAGCATTTGAAGCCAGGCGATTTGTTCTCAGATCGAGGGCCTGACTATTGGAACATGTCGAAGCTCGCGTTTGGACAGGTGTTCGTCAAGTTTAATGACGACGCTGATGCCGACGTAGGCTTCGAACCCGTTTATAGAATAACAATCGTCCGAGAAGATATATCCAAGGTCGAGAATCGCAATGCGCATTTGATCGAGGCTGAGTTCAGTCCGTTCACACCACCAGGGATTGATTACGCGAGTTGGAGAAACAAGGTCAAGTGGAGAAGGGAGTGAGTATGAGTCACACTGACGACGACCGTTTCGAAGGCAGCAACCATACCGAAGAAGAAAGCACGATCATCCATCCGTCCAGCGAGCAAGAATATGCAGTGGACATGTGTACCGATCTAAAGCAACGCATCGTATCTGTCACAGGTGGAGCGGGTACAGGCAAGACGTTCGTTCTAGGTAAGGTTTATGTGGCGTTGCGAAACGAGAAAGTAGCCCTATGCGCCCCGACTGGACGAGCGGCTAAGCGCATCCAAGAACTAACAGGCATCAAAGCGGTCACAGTCCACAAACTACTTGAGTTCCCAATGCCATCGGACGATCCGGTCATCATCGACACGGACCCCGATGATAGTGACATTATTCATTTTGAGGAACGCAAGCCTAACGAGCCTAGGCGAAACAAGTTCAACCCGTTCGAGGAAAACGTTATCATCGTAGACGAAGCATCGATGGTAGGACCGCAACTCTATCGTCACCTTATGGATGCATTACCTAAGAAAGGCGTGATCCGTTTCTTTGGTGACAACAATCAATTGCTACCTGTAGAAGATGGCGATCCTCCATTCAGAACGTTGCTGCATAGATTTCCGTCAATCGAGTTGACGTATAATTTCCGCAGCGGCGACGCTATTGTGTCGAACGCTTATCGTGTCTTGCGTGGTTTAGTGCCGCGTAACAATGATCATTTCCATGTTGTGTATACTGATCAGCCATTGCTTCAATTGTTTAAGTTAGTCTCAGCGCATCCAGAATTAGGTAGCGACAACAATCAAATCATTATGCCTACACGTAAAGGAAGCGTCGGGACTGGTGTAGTCAACCCAACCATTCAGCTTAGGCTAAACCGACAGAAGGAACTCCTTCGCATACCTCGGTTTGACTCACACGACAAGCCGTTGGTAGTGCGAGCGCATGACAAATTCCTGTGGATCAAGAATGACTACGAACTGCGATTATTCAACGGTGAGATCGGACGCATCACAGAGATCGATCCCGAAGAAGGCACATTATGGCTTAACACAAACGATAGGCAACACATTGAAATCCCTCCAAGAGTACGCACGTATAACGCATACGCACAGGCGATGACGAACTACGATCCAAGGAAACAAATAGAACTTGGCTACGCCATCACAACACACAAAAGCCAGGGTTCAGAATTCGATACGATAGTGTATTGCATCTCACGACGTGCTCCATTTCTGTTAAACAGGAACAACTTCTATACAGCCATCACTCGCGCCAGGAACCAAGTGATAGTTATCTGTGACAGACACGCTATGGGACAATCGTTAAGAAGAGAGAGAAGAGACAAGTGAAAGCAAAGCAAAGGACAAAACGATGACCAAGTACATAGCGTTAACAGGACCGCACAATAGTGGTAAGACAACAGCAGCAACAGCCCTGGGTAACGCATTGATGGCACTAGGTTACACAGTTAAGCATGACAGTTTCTCGTTTCCTGTTCTTGCGTATGCTGAAAACTTACTAGACTATCCTGCGCTCGATCTGGAAATGACCGATCCAATAGAAGCGTTAAGTAACAAATCGCTTCGTGAGTTTATTCAACGCGAACAGCAGCATATGCGTTTCAACTATGGGCCGCGCGTGCTCGGCGTACTATTAAGAGCGCGTATCGAGGGCCATAAACCGCCTATGTATTGTGTCGTTGACGATGGAGTTAATGCTAACGATGTCCTAGGACTAGGCCAATACGTATTAGTTGATGTAGCTAGGAAGAGTGTCGAAAGTGCGTACCCATTCACAATCCCTGGGGCCGATTTCTATGTACGCAACGACGGTTCAGAAGATCGGCTTCGACTTAAAATGCAGCAACTCGCACCAAGGATCATAGAAAGGCTGTCAAATGTTGAGCAGAAATCTAACCCGTGACGAGCTAGAGTCTCAAGTCCGAGCACTTGCCGACACGCAGGGACTTGAAATTCAATGCCTAAGCAGTGGCCCATTGGACGCGAAGGTAGCGTTCATAAGTAAGGGTCCAGGCGAATCAGAGGCACGTCAAGGTATACCGTTCGTTGGTAAGTCAGGCCAATTACTGTGGTCCGTCGTTAAACAATACGGTCTTACTCGCGATACCGTATATGTGACGAATGTCATCAAACGACAAATCGCATTCAGCGACGACGAGAAGTTTAAGATACATCCTGATGAGTTCACCAAGTGGTGTGAGCTAGTCCTATGGGAAGTCGGTCAATTGCCTAACGTCGAAGTTATTGTGCTGTTCGGCGGTGAGGCACTCGAAGCATTTCTATGCGAAAAGGGTATCGACAAATGGCGTGGGTCTGTTATCGATCTGATCCTCCCCAATAACAAACGTGGTAAGGCAATCTGTGCAAACAATCCAGCGGATGCACTGCGTACGCCGAAGGTTGAAGTTACATTCATGATGAATTGCAAGCGGATCGAGCAAGTCCTGACTAACAAGTTCAAGCCGTATAAGGTTGATGGGATTATCAATCCTACGTATCGTGACGCCTTAAACTTCATCAGCGATTTACAACGCAGCGATAATCCTGTGGCACTCGATATCGAAGGGCTCAATGATCAGACAGCTTGTATCGGTCTGTCGAATGATCCGCACCGTGCCATGTGTATCAATTGGCGTGATGACTCAGGCAATCGTTATTCGGTAGGACAAGAGGCTAGCATACTCACAGCGATACAAGACCTGTGTGACTCACACCGGATCGTTGCACAGAATGGTGGGTTTGACTCATACTGGTGTTGGTTACGGGACAGAATTCGTATTAGGATTTGGTTCGATACGTTGCTTGCGCATCATACGCTTTATCCTCAGCTTCCGCATAACTTGGGATATCTCACGTCGCAGTACACAACGCATCCGTTCTACAAAGACGAAGGCGATTACTGGAAGGAAGGCGGTGACATAGACGAGTTCTGGAAGTATAACTGCAAAGATGCAGCGATCACGTATCGTGTCTATGAGCGTGAATACGATGAACTTGAACGGCAAAAGCTCAAGGATTTCTTCTTCGGTCACGTCATGCGAGCACAACCGCATTTAGTCGAGGCCACTGTCCATGGTGTAGCAGTCGATCAAACCGTGAAAGAAGTCATAGCTCGTGAAGTTAATCGATATGTTGCCGAGATGGAAAATGAATTTCATAGGTTAGTCCACGAGGCAACAGAAGATATGGATTACAATCCCAATCCCGCATCATGGCCGCAGATGAAGGAGTTATTCTTTCGTCGGCTAAACCTCCAAGGTAAATGTACGTCAACCGACAAGACCAATCGTAATCACATTCTGCAGAACGCGCACACGCGACCAATAGAAAAGGAGATGTTAAGTGCGCTCGACGCATGGAAAAAAGAAGACAAGTTCCGGTCAACCTATGCTACGTCGAAGGAGTCGAAAGACGGCAGATTTAGATGCGAATATAAACAGTATGGAGTTAGCAATGCACCAGGTCGGCTGTCTTCTAGCGAGCTTATTAATGGAGAGGGAGGAAATATGCAGAACCAGCCCGTTAGAGCCAGAGGCTTCTTTGTTTCTGATCCGGGCACTGTCCTCATATATTTCGATCTGGCGCAAGCTGAAGCGCAAGTTGTTGGTTTTAGAGCGGACATTATGAAGTGGAAAGAGCAATTCGCACAAGCAAAAAAGGATGGAATCTATGACTGTCACCGAGCCCTCGCTGCCGAGATGTTCAAGGTTCCGTATGATTCTGTTCCTGTTAAGGATTGGGATGAGAACAATCATCCAACTATTCGGTACGTCGCAAAACGTTGTCGTCACGGTCTCAATTACCGAATGGAACGGTTTCGACTCGCAGAAGTCACTGAACTACCATATCACCAAGCAGCAAGAGCATTTCAGTTGTACCATCGAACAACACCAGAGCTAGTCCCGTGGTGGGACCGTGAGTCATACGAGTTCAAGAAGACACGGACGATGTACAACGCGTTGGGGCGACGGTTCCGCGTGCTACAACGAATGGATGAAGAGGTAATGAAGTCCGTAATAGCGTTCTATCCGCAGAGTACAATCGGCGATAAAGTTGTGCAGACTTGGTACATGAGTGAAGAAGACGACGAGTGGCCCAAGGGTTATGCTCGAATTGCCATCAACGTGCATGACAATCTTGTCGGTATCGTCGAGCCTGCGTATGCTAAAACTGCATTGAAGGTGTTAAAGAAGCACGCCGAGAGCCCTATCTGGATACAAGATGTGCATATGCGCAGGCTACCAGAGCCATTGTCAATTGCAGCAGAGTTGAAGATGTCGTATCCGACTATCTGGGATGATAAGCTACATAAATTCATTGAAGATAAGAAAGGCTTGCACAGATGGTCGAACATGCAAGTCGTGAAGTTGTAGGAGCCCACGATGGACTGGCAGGCAAAACTGACAGAATGGCTCATCAACGCAGGTACTGTAGGTAGACGGCAGAGCGAATTGATTTCACGAGTGAGCACTAAGGTCGATGACCGTGAAGTGCTATCGTTTCTCAATTCGCTACTGGCCGAGGGCAAGGTGCAAAAGTTCATCTTGCCGGGAGGCGTTATTCAGTGGCGAGCTACTACAAAGATACTGCCACCGAAAGTAGAGAAGCCAAAGGTAGATAAGTCCCTCAACTAGTTTGAGTCAAACTCACGGCGTAGGCACTTGTAAACTCGAATGCCAAGGCTTATGCGGATCGAGGTCTTGCAACTTAATGGGTTGTCCCATGCGCCGTGAGTAATCAGCTTCGATCTTGTCGATATTGTTGTTAATCGTTCGGGCGACGTTCTGGCGATATCCCTCCAAGTAGTTCCTTACGTCTATACGATTAGTAGTGTCAACACCGTGCCGTTGCAAGAACGACATCATCTGCGGACGCTGTTGTAGTTGTTGTTGCCATGTAGGATCGTTAGCTGAATCGTTGTGTCGCATTGTTTGTATCTGTTGTGTGGAATCTTTCCAGAAGTCCAACAACGTTTTGTATCCCTGGACCGTATCCTTACGCGTACGGTTAAGTAAGTCTTTTGCGAACATCTTATACAATTCGTTCTTAGGCTCAGGTTGACTCAAACCTGCAATGTCACGTGGTAGACGCTCAAGTCCCTGTTGCCGTGCCATCTGTTCGCCAGCTTTACTTAAAGGTTTCTCTCGGCCGATTTGACGCTCGCCAGTCGTACCATACTTCGCGGCGTATTCAACCAATCCATCGAGTACCTTCTTACGTTCGAACATCTTCTCCGATTCTCGCGTCATACCAGACGCGATGTTACGTTGATCGGCTATGTTTGATGCTAGCCCCGTTCCTAGCATTTGTCTTGTACCTGCTCCCATAGCGTTCTTGGCCATTTCCCAAGATGTTCCCCATGGATCGTCTTCACTGCGAGGGGTGTGAGCGGCAGCACTGTAAGCTTTAGTCATCGCTGCTACAAACCCTGGGTTCAGTGCATACAACGTACGCTGCAATTTTTCGGGCAGAGTTGAGTTTTGATCCTTGGCATACAGTGGGTCTCTGCGTGCATACGAACCGGCACCAGCCAAGTTGCCAAGTCCCGCCGCCTCTGTGAGGGGTGATAGAAAACCTCCGATGTTTGATGGTGGTGCAACACCTCCTGCTTCGTACGCGGCACTCAGTACAGGCGGTATCTGCGGCAACATTGCAACATCCATAAACGCATGTGCTGCGTGCCCAAAATCTTCTCGAAGGGACGAGCGTACATGCTGTTGATCGCCAAACATATGATGCATCGCAGCCCATACTATCATTTTATGAAGCACGTCTTCTTGTGGAATGGGCCATTGGTAACCGTCTTCGACCGGAGCGCCGGGCTTCGCAAAGTAAATAGTTGTAGCCTCTCTTGTTGGGTTTTGTCCATTCGTTGCATGGTCGATATACGACTTGCCATTAGGGTCTTTGCCCATCCACATATTATAAAGATACGAAGCAGCCGTAAGCTTCATAGGTGTTATGTGCTTTACATACGTGAACGGATTAATCAGCGAGGATGGATTGGACAGACGGTTTTTCCAACCTTGTTGTGTCATGCCTCCGAACGGAAGTTTTCTGTTGGCTTCATTTGCCATTTGATATGCAGTTAAGAACGGTCGTGCAGCTTGTCGTCCAGCATAGTTAATCGCTCCGCCGATACCAGGTTCGCGTGGTCCAGGATCGAATCTTTCGCGTGCGCCACTTGGCATGAAAGCACGTCCACCAGTTCGAGGGTTACCTGATAATTCATTCGATTCGTGAACCAATTGTTCTAGCGGTGCTCGGCCTAGATTTCCTTCAACATATGCGAAGTGCGCAGCATTGCGACCCGCTTCCAGTGTATGCTTGAAAGCATTTAGAATAGGTGCAGCCCTACGTACCAGAGCGGAGTTTGCTCCCGGCATCACGCTGCCCATACCTCGAGCATTTTCCATAGCAGACTCAGCTTGAGTCATACGGCTTCCAGAAACGCCTCCCATGTGTTGTGTTCGAGCATATGTAGTGTTGGCGTGCCATCGCACCATTGCGCGTGCCATAGCTTCGGCGACTGGACGAATCGCTTGGCCACCATAGGTTCGACCGAACCATCCGTTACCGCCATGGAGAATAGCTTGTGCTATGTAATCTGTAAGCTGTGGAATTAATTGTGAGGGTATGGCGTGGATCACACTTCCACGTCCGAGGGGAATACGTGCATTTTGTCCACTAACCAACGTCCATGCTTTCGGGAGGTTCAGTAGCCCTGGCGCCTGACGGCCTAGTGGATTTGCACCCGTTAGTGCTTGCATCTTGCCTCTAAATCCTGGGGCTCTGCCAGCTTGTCCCACTGTAGTTTGCATGATCGACCAGTTACGCAGCATGTCAGTCGTTGGTCCGAATACTGGATTGAAATAACCAGTTGTGCCTTGCCTGTAACCGTTCGCCAACGTGTTCCATGCACGCGAGAACCAACCACCTTTCCCATAAGGATCGTGGTTAAGCCAATCAGCAACATTACGATTCTCGGCTACGTAATGCTCCATTACGCCGTCGCGTCTGAAACTAACTTGGTTAGGTCTTGCGTCAGGATTCAATGTGAAGTGCTCAGGATCAACATGTCGTAAGATGATACGCCCGTTAGGCGTTCGAAGCAAAGCGTCGGCAGCTTCACGACTAGCCTGATTGCTAAGTGCTGCACGTACATTGGCAGAAGTCACGTCCTCGGCATTTCTGAATATGTTTCCGCGAACTGCTTCTGTGTTAGCGTCTGCACGATTTGCTTCGTAGATACGCTCGGCACCAGATACACGTTTGCTCCATGGTACTTCGTTCGGATGGTTCATGTTCAAATCGGCATGTTCTTGTCCCGTGATCATTCCCATTTCGTGCTGGAAGCGTCGAGTTTCTTCTACATGCTCCCTGAACGCATCACGTAACGATACTAGTCCAGGATCGGTATGTTCCATGTTTCGTACTAAGTTCTGAGCGTCGGCCATCGTCAAGCCTCGCACGCGTACAGGTCCAGCTTGTGGTGTAGCACGTCCCGCAACAGTACCAGGATTGTTAGTCACGTGGCGAATGTCATCGATGGTATCCATTGCGTGCATGTAATCTTGGAATGTAGGATGATTCTGAGCGGCACGCTCGATTTCAGGGAACGACATACGGGTACTGTAAGTTATATTAGGCAGGTGCGTCTCACCTTTCAAAGCTGCATTCGTAGCATGTTGCTGTGCTGTCGCACCAGTGCTCACGTCGTTGGTCACGCGTATGCGATCCAGTTCCGCTGGGTTGACACCAGCACGGCCCATGAATCGTTCTAAGGCCGCGTTTGCGTCATCGCTTCTACGGGCAAAGTCGATAGCACTAGGACGCACAGCGTATCCAGGAACAGGTGCAGGCGCAGGCGGGAGCCATCCGCGTCCACCAGGTGGTGGAGTTTGAGTCATACCGACAGGAGGCGTAGGCGGCATAGGGGACGCAGGCGGCGTAGGAGGCGTAGGAGGCGCGGGCGGTGTTGCACGAACGCCTCCCGGAGAACGTACGGGTGGTGCTTGAGGCGGTGCGACAGGCAACGGAGGCATACCGACAGGTGGTGTTGTCAATGGTGTATGGCCTACCTGGGCAGTCGGCAATGGAGGCATTCCTGCGGGAAGTGCCGTTAACGGCAATCCTTGGCCTACGCCAGGCAATGCCCTAGACGCAGGTGCAACTTTACCTAAAAGTTCTTCCCTAAGACGTTGCTCAAACTGTTCGGCCCATCTCGTACGTTCAGTAGGTGGTCCGGCTGCACCGCCCCGTCGCCAATCTCTGTATTGAGTTTCCATCTCCGGAGTGAATTCTATCTTAGGTGCGCCCGGCAACGGAGGCATCCCATGAGGTATTTCAGTTATCGGCTTCGCGAACCGACCGCCTACAATCCGTGGAGGAAGTTGGCGCATCATTCCTATCAATCCTGCGCCACCAGCCAAATGACCAGGGGCAGGCAATTCCTCAGGGTGCGTAAGGATTTGTTTAACGTTGCTTGCAGCTTCCTCTCCGAATCGCTTACTCCATCCAGCGAACGGTGTGTCGCTTTGAAGGTGTGGTCCATGCCCTGGGTAGAGTTTCACTCCACCTGTATAGGGAGCTTCACCTTCGGCAAGGTCTGGCGCAGGATATTCTACAGGCTCTTGCGTCATTGCCTCGGGGGTTAACGCAAAGCCTTTACTAGCGCCGACCATAGGACCGGACAAAGCAACATCGGCAGCGGAAATTGTCTGCGGTAGCCCATTAGCTCCAACAACAACATGCTTCACACTATGCGCATCGGGATGCAGCGGAATATGTCCCTGCGGTATCTCGCTGAATTGAGGTATTTCAGGAAACCCAAATTCGGGAGCTTTCGGAGGCGCTTCTTCTTTACTCTTGGTCAGGAGAGATTTCAATTCCTCGATGAGCGGTTCCGTCGGCGACGCTTGTGGAGTCTCCGGAACGACTGCGTATTGCTGTTTTTCAGTACCTTTCGGCTTCGCAGGCTCTGCTGTCTCTTTCAAAGATTCAAGCAATGCGGCTATGTCTGGTTGTTCCTGTCCTGCTTGTGCCGTTTCAGCTTCGGTCGCCGGTATAGCTACGTCTGGCGCAGCCGGAGAAGGTTTGGAAACTGTTAATGTTAATCGCTTTTTGCCATCGGACCCTGTAACATACTCGGCGGTGTGAGGCTCAGCCATACCTTCGCCGGTCCTGCCGACTCTACCGCCGACGCCAACGTTGGCACCTACAGAACCGGCCATGCGAATGTGTGCAGGGTCTTGCTGAAACGCCTTTCCAGTTAAGAATGATAAGCCATATTCGCCTGCGTGCCTATGCAGATAATCGAGTACTGGCCCACGTTGGATATCTGCACTGACACCAGATTGGTGACCGCTACTACCGGGAGGGGCAGCAAGTCCACCCTGATTGTTGGGATTGGGATAGTAAACTTTCCCTCCCCATGCCACAGGTCGTTTAATGTAATCAGCACGATACTGTGCTTGTGTTTCAGGTGTGCGATACAAATCGCGGATTACGGCACGCTGTCCGGTTGCGCTCTCGGCAGCTTGAATGGCACGAGATAGTCTATTAGCAAATTCAGGATGAAGACCTTGAGTTATTAAGTTGCGGCCTCTACTCGAAAGGAAACCAAATGATTCGACGGCACCAGCTAGACCCTGACCTTGACTTACAGTTTGACTCACACCAGGCGTAGGTGTTGCCTTCGGTGATTGCCATACATCAGGCAAATCGGTTTCACGCGGTGGCCATTCGTCGCCAGAAGCAATAGGCGCAGTTGGTGCGAAGCGTTGTTCCTGACCACGACCTTCTGGTATTGGTGGAGATATAGCTTCTGGATCACGTTCCTCCCACCAGTTTGGTGTCGTAGTTGATCTGGGAGTCAGTATCTCTATGTTTGGCTGAGCGTTACCAGCAAACCTTGGCAAGTTGAGTCGTCGTCCTTCCTCATTGAAATACGACTCCATTGTGCCATCAGCTAAACGTATCTGAAAGCCTGGTTGGCCAGAGCTAAATTGTCTCCCTGCTAAACCACCAGAAGCATTACCAGTTATTGGTCCGACACCATACCGCGACGATAGGTCAGAGCCGTGCAAAACCGCATCGAGTACGTCCCGCTTGAACTTTTCTACGTCTGCCTGCGTGATGGGAACATACGTTGTACCTGGATAATAACCACGCTGGCCATACGTAGGCTTGTCCCATAAAGCCTGTTCGAGCGAGTGTCCTCGATGCTGCGCTCTGTTGAATGCACTTTCGGCTTGAATAATCTGCGCCTCAAGCGACGATTTAGGATTAACTTCACCGTGAACCATACTGGTTAGTCTATTGACCAACGCAGGATTGTTGTTGATTTCGTCAATAAACTGCCGACGGTCAATGCCACCAGGTACAATTCGTGCAGGATCAATCGGCACCACCCCAGGTATGACTGGGGCGGTTGCCGATGTATCGGAAGTATCCTTCCACGGGTCTCTACTTGGGACTTCGTCCGTAGTGATATCAGGAGTTTCGGTCTCTTGCGTCAGGTCTTCTTCGTCGTCGGCCATTGACGAATCTCCTGGTTTGAGTCAAACTAGTAAGCTTTGCCACCACCCATGTTTTTCTGAGCTTCGGCTAGCTCTTCTTCGGTGGATTGCCCAGGCTCGCCTTCTTCTTCATCAGCACCGCCTGGCATTGGCATACCTTGTGGCATTCCCTGTGGAGGCATAGGCATACCTTGAGGCATCCCAGGAGGCATTTGTCCACCACCCATAGGCATCCCTCTGCCACCACCACCACCCATGCCACCACCCTGGCCTCCCATCATTTGCTGTAAAATCATAGGTACAAGCTGTGGGTTAGCCTGTATCTGCTGTATTGCGAATTGAACAGCCTGTGGAGGCAGTCCCATTTGTGTTAGGATTTGCATGATCATTTGAGGGTTCATTTCTTGTCCTCCTTCTTATCAGCCGTTGCAGCTTTGACTGCCCACATCGCAGCCTCTTCGTAAGCAGTCTGTGCCAGTGCGGCCAGTCGTGGATCGAGATGTTTAAGTTCCTCGCATATGTCGATAAGATCAGCTGTGTAGCGTTTGATCTTATCGACTACGTTATCCTTGCTAGGGTTGAACGACTCACGAACGCGCTGCGCCCCAAGACTACCTGTCATTTGTTCCTCCTTAGTGCTGCCTGAATAACATCGTCAACGCTACGTGACGACTTGTGTGAAGCTAACTTGGTTAGTTCTGGATGCCCTTCATGTACGTACTCTGGCAAGCCAGTAATGCCATGGCTCTTGCTAATGAAATCTGCGCCAACCTTCGGACTGACATCGGTTTTGCCAGCTTGGGTAGCGTACATAAAACGCCGCTGTGCATTACTGACGACAGGCATTGTTACCTCCTACTAGTTTGACTCAAACCAAAGCCAAATTAGAAACTGCTATCGCCTCCGCTAAAGAAATTGCTAAACGTGTCGGACGCCTGCTGATCGCTCAACCCGAAACCTGTATCGCCTGACACATTACCGCTATCGGCACCACCACTAGTAGGCACAAGTCCGTACTGCGGTTGCTGACCGCTACTTCCACCACCACCACCGCCACCACTGCCCTTAAACGCGCCAATCAGTGATGCAAGTCCCTTCAAGTCTGGTGCAGTATCGGCAATGCCTTTCGCATACGCATTGTAAGCATTACCAATATTGCCTGCCGAGTTTTGTAACGCTTGCAGAATCCCTTGGCTCTGCTGTTGTTGTAGCGTAGATAGTGCCTGTGGCGTATCTGACATCCGAATAGGAGCACCACCACCCTGCATCATTGTTTGTTGCAACTGTTGCAGCACTGGCAAGTATTTGCTTTGGTGCTGTTGCTGTAGAGAAGCCTCCAACGGTATTGATTCTTTGTAAGCCTCTAGTTGGTTAGCTGCAACGTTACGACCCTGTGCGTCGTCGGCGGCTTTTAGTATGGCTGGGAGATCAGCGCCTCGGCCTTGACGTATTAGTGTGCGTCCAACATCCTGAGCCTGCCTACCCGAAGCCATTTGGTTGGCAAGTTGCATTTTTGACGCAAGTGTGTCCTCGAGCGCAGCCCGACTCGGTGGTTGATCGTAACGAAATCCTGCTAGTGCAATATTGTAGTCAGGCTTTGCAGCTTCACCGCGAGCGGCAGCATCTTCGAGAATTTGTCGATTGCGTCGCGCGTCTACAGTAAGAGATTTCAGTTGTTCGTTTTGACCTGCGGAAATAATTTCAGCCTGTAGAGGCGATAGAACCGTTTCCCATGAATTTGTCGCTCGATTGTACCGTTGCTTATTACCGTAAGCATCGGTACGTGTAGCAGTTTGCAGATCATATTGCTGTGCAGCGTTACGCTCCTGAAAGCGTAGGTTCATTAGATTGATGATCGCAGCTTCACCTGCGGATTGCGATTGTGCAGCGGCTCCGGCTAAGCCAGCGACTGCGCCTAAGATTTCAGCCATGGCTATTGTTCCTCTTCGTCTAACTTGTTATGTGTCTCTTCCGGTGTTTCCTGTGGAGTAGCAGGCAAATTACTTTCGATAAGCGGATCGTAACGCTGTTCGTTATACTTTGGATTGGACAGGTCGAATTTCGTAGGATCAGGTGGAGCATTCATCTTCTCGTACATGTCCTTTAATACTTGTGGCACAATCATTGATTTGCCGCTCTCCGGCGTAACGACTGGTGGAGTTTGACTCACACTTGGTGTTGGCACAGGTACTTGTGCTGCTCGAGGAATGATCCCGTATTCCGCCAAATTGTTGTTAATGGCTCGTGCAGAAGTCTCAGCCATGCTACTCGGGAGGGGTTCAGCTACACGATTGACTCGCGATAACAATTCAGTTAGCATTGCCTCCGACATTCCTGGAACCGCATGGGGCTGTTCGCTCATTCTATTTGACGGCGGAGGGGCCGGAGGCGATTCGTACATCCTTCGTATTATCTCCGGCACCCATGAAGACATACTTCGTGGAGGCGTGTCGGGGGGTGCGTATTCGCGTGGTATCGTCATACGTGAAGCGTTGTAACCGGCTAACACTTGCGGCAGCCATGTAGGGTTCTGGTTTCGCCCTACAGGCACCGTGTTCCCAGGCACTAATTTGTACTTCTCAGGACCGCTGATTGTAGGAGACGGCTGCTCGTAATCCGCAGTTGTGGCTACAGCGTGTGTTGGATTTCTTTCGCTACCCATAGCTATGAAATCAGGATTTTCCGCCTTCCACTGTGACTCTAGAAATTTCTGTTCCCGTAATCCAGAAGCACGTCTTTCAGCATCCGTGAGATCGATAGGCTCACCTTCGTACGACGGATAGCCATGCTTCGACTGGTACGCTATTCCTGCTTTAGTCTTCAAGAAGGGTTGATCCATGCCTACGGTTTCGGCTAGGTTATAGTCTCCCTTCATCATACGTTTGATCAGTGCATCCGAATACTGACCACTCGCAGGATTATTGCCAGCGTACATTGCCAATACTGCTGGTAGTTGATAACTCAGCGGAACGTGTGGCTGTTCCCCGGGTTGTCCAGGTTGTCCTGTTGACGTTGTTGGTGGAGGCAATCCTGGAACGCCAGAAGTACCTCCGGCACGAGTTGCGCGCTGACCACCTTCCTTAACGCCTAAGCCACGCAGTTCTTGTTGTTGTTGTAGCAGTCGGTCATGTTCCGCTGCGCGTTCTTTAATGCCTTCTGGTGTATGTGCAGGGAACTTGTACTGGTAACGTTGACTCCCACCCACAGTACCTGGGATGTTTATAGCGTCCTTTGGTACGGTCCCTGGAACCGTTCCGCGAGGCGTGACTGCATACGAATCCTGTGGAAGTAACAATTCAGGATGCGCGTTACGTGCCGCAGCATTGAGCGGCACGTATTTGTACCCTTTGGGTGGCGGCGGTAGTTCTTGAGGCTGCTGCTGTTGCTGCCCTCGACCTAATTCGAAGATACTCGGCAGCCCGAAACCGCTTTTCTTGGCCATGAGTTTGACTCACACTTAGAACACTGCGGATGTCGTCGGCGTGGTCTTGTTAGTCGCCTGCGCGTTCGGATCGATGACACCGGCCTGTGCAGTAGGATCGAACGGTAGGTTCTGCGCACCTTGACCAGCACCAGCGATGGCAGCCAGACCCTGTGTGTTAAACAAGTTCGCGGAGCCGATCTTGCCCTGTAGTGACGTATTGAAGTCTCTCATAAAGTCACTAAAGTTCTGATCAGCCTGCGTGCCGAACGTGTTAGGATCGAATCTAGTACCTAGTTTTAGAGTCTGTGCCGATGTACGTCCTTTGTTCGCGATGTCATCAAGAGCTTGTTGCTCCGACGAAACAAGACCAGTACCTGCCGATCTAATCGTTGCTAGCACACCAGGGTCTTGACGAGTGAGTTCGGCTTCCGCTGATGTCTGACCCGCGGGAGTAATAACACCGCGTGATAGCATATTCTGAATGATTGCATCAGCAGCCGAACGTTGCGTTGCATCGATGCCAGCCACGTATGGGTCCATGATGCTGAATGGAGCTTTAGACGCACCGTAGTTCGGAGAGAACAATGCATCAATGCCTCGTCCTGCTTTTGCTTGCGCCGCAGCAGTGTCGGCATCATAGATTTGTTGACCTATACCACTAAACGACGCCCCCGGATTCGGATCAGTTGGCGAGATACCAGCAAGTGTTGATGCAATTCTGGCATCAATACTTGATTGATATTCACTAGGATCGAGTCCCTGTTGCGCGAAGAAGTCTTGCGCAGAAGCCCGACCAGCAGTAGCCGAAGAGCCACGCAGAGCCGCAAGATCAGCTTTGGTCTGCGCGTCTTTAGCATCTTGAATTTGTTGCTGTCGTGCAGCTTCTGCTTCCTTCATCGACTCGACTTGTGCGCTGTTGTCCGGAGGCATGGATGGTGCTGACATTTTACTACTCCTGAGTTTGAGTCGTACTCGGCTTCATTTTGAGGCGGTTTAGATGATAAAGCTTACCGACAGGCTCAAAGCCTATGCTTTTGAGGTAACGTTCCATTCCTTCTTCATGCAATCCTCCCGTATGACTTGCCTGAATTAGCTTCGCCCTGCGTGCTATGGCCCAGTCGCGATAGGCCAAAGTGAGCTTCTGAAGGTTCAAAATCGACCGATATTCAGGCACAATATACAGAAAAACGTCGTTTGTGACCAGTTCCCATGAGAACAAAAGAGGAACACAGTATGCCATAATGCCACCGACAAGCTCTTCTGCGTCGTTCAAAAGTATAAAAACTGTAATTGCGCCGTCGTTCGTGAGGTTGTTTCTAAGCAGAAATTCGATACGAGTCGGGTCTACAGATGCACCTTTATAGTTAGGCAACATTGGAACAAAGACACATGCTGCCTTCACGAGGTCAGGAATATCCGTCTCGGTGAATCGGCGTAAGTGCGTTTTGCGCGTTTCAGATTTGTCGGTCATGATAGCCTCGGTATCTAGAGCCTTGCATTCGCCGATGCACGATAACCATTTACGTATGAATTTCCTATTATCGAAGAGGTCAAAACTTGTCTAACACCGTAAAGTGTTATACAGTCTATAGTCGTACCTCCTACATTGGCTGATCCACTACCCGATACGGTTGGATCAACGCCGATTGCACCAATTGTAGGTGCTCCACGCATTGTGACAGGAAGCGACATCCCAGCGATCGTGAAGGCACCTGCTACCTGCGCATAGAAACCTAAGCTAAACGGTATCCATTGAAAGTAACGTTGGCACGCTGCAAGCTCTTGATCGTAAGTCGGCAACACTATCGCCTGTTGTCCACTTGCTGGTAAAATCGTTCCCGGAACCACAATAATCCCAGTTATGCGAAACACATCCGACGTTGCAGCGACAGCGTTAACTTGCCCAGGCGCCGCAACGTAATTACCTGCCAACCAATTATTAGCCGACGGTGCTGTATACGTGGTTCCGCAAGCCATTGCAAAATCAATTTCTATACCAAGGGTGTTATCTGTATTCCAAGTTCCTGTCGTATCACCTGGAATAGTTATGGTATTATATTGATAGACATCTGAGACAGCCTGAGTATAGGTTGCAACATAAGAACGATTGCTGGCAAGGTTACGAACTGCTACACTGTAAATGCCAGTTCGATGATGTGCCGTCCAGAAACCTATCGATATAGGCTGAGGATTCGCAATGCCCCACGCCAATCGCCGCGTCCGCAATCCTTCCATTCTTTGAACTGCACCTAACGCAAAATCACCGGCTCCCATAACTGTCTGTGCCGTAGTAACAGCAATACCTATAGAGCAAGGCATACCATTTATAGCACCACTCGTATATTGCGCCGCGCTTAACGTCATAGTACCAGTAAAATTTATTAGCCATCCATCACAAGTATATTTACCTGTTGTAGTTACCGGAGTCGTACCATTTTCTTGACTTATGTCCATTCCACCATTGATCGAAAGAATCTCAGGTCGCCCTACAACTGTTGTCCCTACGAACGCCGTCGTAGCAACTTTTGTTGAACTGTCACCAGCCGTAGGTGTTGGAGCGGCTGGCGTACCTGTAAACGTCGGGCTGGCTATCGGAGCCTTCAACGCATCTTGCGAATCGACATAAGTGATACTAGCTTTCAGCGCATCCTGTGAATCAACGTAGGTGACCGCCGCCTTAGATGTGTCGCTCGGATGAATGTGATCTTGTCTAGAATATAAATTCGAAATACCGGGAGCAGCAGGACCGTCCATTATAGGATTAGCGTTACCTGGTGCAGGCATTCCACTTCCACCAATCGAACCTGCAACGAACGCAGTAGTAGCGATAGTAGTATCATTGGTTGCCAAAGCTGGCGTTGGTGCTCTCGGAACACCTGTAAACGTAGGTGATGCTATTGGTGCTTTCGTCGCATCCTGTGCGTCAACATACGTTATCGAAGCACGAGACGTATCGGAAGGATGGCCGTGATCACCACGAGCATAAGTTTGACTCACACCAACTACTGCGGGACCGTTCATTAGTGGCGGAGTATTACTCGGCACAACTGGATCAAGTCGAGCGTCCACTTCATCAATCGCAGCCTGAACGTTTGTAGCTGTCAATCCACTTGTGCCATTAGCGTACGAAATCGTCGCTGCGGTGCCTGTCGTGATGACTCCAAAGCCCCAATACGACGGATGCGCAGCTCGATCTTGTGCAAATGTCGTCGGTGCCGCGGCGCTGTTGTTAGCGACTAGACAAGACCAAACAGTGCCTAAATCCGAGTCAATCGCCACGTCGCCGACAGCATAACTTGTCGAATTTATCCAATTCATCATTCCGGCAACGGCCATAACGCCGTACATCTGCGCGTCGATTGAGTCGAACGTAGCAGATAATTGCGTAACCCATGGCTCCGACATGAAGTCAGGGACTGGAAATCGAAAGTATTTTGTGTAGTGCGTGGTCATCGTTTGTACTGCCCCTCTGAATACAGGAAGGAGAAGTCGTTAACCTGTAAGGTTTTCGTAGATGTTCCGAACACCTTAACCTTTAGGATTTTGAACTTGACAGGGAATCCCCATAGCCTGGGATCGTCTGCCACACGTCCGCCGCCGTAAGGACCGTCGTCATAGCCAAATCCTCGCATGGAGTTACCAACGAACTCAACCATCAATGCAGGATTATACATTATGTTGCCATTGTCGTCTTTGTAGAGTCCATCCACATAGACTTCGACAGTGAATCTAGCTACTCCAATTGCAGTTGCTGCAACGAAACGTAACTGCTTAATTTTCATCGGCTCACGGCCGGACATCCAAGGCAATTCCATCTCGAACGGAATTGAAATACCATTGTATATCGCCCACCACGAAGGATTGGCTGCTATGTCGTCAGCCATCGAAGTTGTTCCGCTGGTATGACTCACACTGCAAGTATAGCTCTTGGCTCCGTCGCCTGTAACTGCTGCCGTAGTAGTTGGAACGTACGCCCCCATGCTCTGGCTGGCTTCCAACTGATTGCCGAATATGACTACGCCAGTCGTTCCGTCGCCGTCATATATACTTGCGTCTGACGACCCATCGCCTTGCAACAAGGACAGACGCAAATACACTCCCGTTTCGGCGTTGTTCATATTTATGGTGTGACTCACACGCCACCAACCGTTCAACATCTGAATGGCGTTATAGCTTTGTGTAGCTGTTCCAGCAACCGTAGGTAAATCGAACTCGCCCGTGACTAAATTAAATCTAACAGTGACACCAGTCGCCGTCGTCGGATTGGAATAAGCTCGAAGCGAGACATAAGTCTTGCCAGCGTTGTTCTTCAAATAAATAGATCGCGTATACGTTACACCGGCGACGACTGTTACAAGTTGGTCCAGTTTATGCTGCGAGCCAATCGTAGTATCTTCCTTAAGCAGCCATGCATTATTGCTATTTAGCGGATCAATCGTGTTGGGCGCCCATAGAACTGTCGCGGCGGTAATAGTCCAAGGCGCTACGTTGAATGTATCAGACTGCAACGCGACGTTCGTCACCATACTACGCACAAGTTGACCAGCCGTAAATACTGTACTTCTCGCCCAATTCTTATCACGGTCATTCATCCGATCAGCGTGATAATTCTCATTTGCAAAGACAGCATTTCCGTGCTGGAATATCTTTGTGCCCGTCGAGTAGAACACACGTCCTAAGAACGATTGACACGCGCATGACCAATTTGTGGGGAAATTAAATTCTGACCATGCATCGTAATGCAATCCTGTACTGCCAGTATGGACTAGGCAACGCCCATTCGGATTGAACAAAATCGTGTCATGCCATAGCGAATCGTAAACCATAAAGCATTGTTCAAGCTGTTGCAAGTCGGTCAAGTTACCGATAATTGATCGGTACAACGGCTCGATACGATCACTGACATGCTGTGAATTAATCAAGCCACTGAACAGATTTCGCTTGGCGTCGCTGAAACCATCAAGTCCGGCGAAGATCAATTCTTGTTCGATAAATGTCATACACCGATGCCCGAGAAGACCGAACTTGGGCAGCGTATCAGGAAACGTAGGTGAATGTATACCTGACGCATTGTATACGCCAAGCGTCACAAGAATAGTCTGACCCTGAAAGAATATAATCAGATACGAGCGAAAACCGATCATTCCGCGAATTGACACGGCCCCTTGAGGCGCGTACGCACCCACGTCAATGCTGATTGCATCGTTCGGGACAGGATCACCAGGGAATGTACCACTTGTACCAACTGCAGTAATGTAGATAGTAGTAGGACTGCCAGGAATACCACCGACGCAGTGGTAATTGCTGGCGACGCATCCATACTTACCGATTGGTACATTGACGTTGCTCCCTGTCGCAAGGTCTTGCAAATAAGTAACCTTAAACACGCTAGATATCGATAGCGGCTTATCCTTACCGTTATGGATTATCAGTGTATCCTTAAACGGCACGAAGTTGACGGTCGTGAATGCTGAGCCCCATGCCGACGGAGCACCAGGCAACAACGCAGCAATCGCAGTGCTCCAAATAGTCGTTACAACACCTGAATCGGAAACGGTTACGATGTTCCCTGATGTGGCGACAACAATCAAACGGCCATTGAAGTATATCTTGTCTAGAATTGTTCCACCTGCAGGTAATGAAGCTGCTACATCGGCAAACCAACTACTACCATATCGTAGTTGTTGGCCACCAGATGGAGCGCGTCTGAAATTCTTCAGAGTGACAGCAAACCGCGGAGCCATACTATATTCGTCGTCAACGGCGTTCAAGCCTCCGCCAAAACCTTTCAGCGTGAGGCTCTTGAGACGAGACTTAGCCGTTCGCTGCTTTAGAATTTGGTTCGGAAATAGCATAGGTTTGACTCACACTTGGATTGCCATTAAGGATACGAAACCCACTGATCAGGAACACCACCGTATTGAGAGTCGCTGAAGTTGATATCATGACTCGAAAGTTGCGACATGATATCCTTGTACTTCATTTCCATCATATTCTTGCACATGTCGGCAGCCGCAGCATTCAAATCATCGCCCGCCAGTGTCGTGTATGCCGTGCTGTATGCTAGCAAATCACGATCCAAGTATATTGTGTCTTGCCAATCCCATGCATCATTCTGCACAGGATAGAACTTGGCATACACATTGATCTTGCCGGTAGCAGTCTTCGGAAGCAAATATATTTTCTTCTTGTTGTACAAAGGGTTGCTTACGTTCAGCGCATCCCAGTAAATAATACCGTTCCCACTTAACATATTCGACTGAAATGGACTAATATGACGTGGCCGCATACTTAAATTCGTGCGGCTACCATCACGACGGACTGCAATAATGTCTTCAAAGTCGAGAACATTAAGCAAGTCATCCGTAACGGCTGTTCCAGTGGAACCGTCAAGTGTCAATTGTACCCAGTTACAGTAATGACGCCAGTTGTACTTCTTGAATAGCATGTTAAATCCGCGAATGCAGTCCGAGAAACAACGATCATCGGAGTACATTTGCACGCCTGGGCCTGTCACTTCGCCCACGATTTCTTGTGCATCATCGACGATGTTACGAATCGTAGCAGTCATGATAAATCTCGCCACGTCCGAGAGGAGATACACTGTATATAGGATATAAGAGTACGCTCGCTGCGCTCGCGTACTCTTATATCGTGTCCATTCTTATGCGTAGAACTGCTGAATGCCGTGAAGACCACCATTATTGGCAGCATTCACCCAATTGTCACCCATCATATCGACGGAAATCTGTCTGCCGTTGACAGCCACAACTGGCGTAAACGTTCCACGTGGATCGCCGGTGGTACGCGTCGCCGGATCGGTTAGATCAGGCAACGTGAATGCCGACGCAATGGAAACGATCACACCGGATTCACTCGACGAGAAGATGTTACCTTTGTACGGTAGACCTAATGCCGCACCTGATCCAACCGAATACGTAATGGCGTTTGTCGAAGGCGTGATGTTTCGTGATTTGATAATACGATAGAACGCTTTCTTCCCTACTAGGGCAGTCGCTGCGGCAGCTGAACCAGTGAACCGCTCGATCATTGGCTGGCCTAGGTAGTCCGTACCGTAAACGTCGATCACGTTAGCATTGCCAGGAACACCACTCGGCGTGACGGTTATAGTCCTACCGTACGTCGAATCCACAACTATTGGATTTGTCGGAGCGGCATCGGTATTTGCTGCACTGTTAGCTGCAACAGCAGTTTGGTAAACCGTACCGCTAGCTGTTGCAGGTGAACCCAAGTCGAACGTTCCAGGTTCGTTTTCGATAACCGAGCAGGCGAACTGACATGCCTTGACATACATGTTGACGCCACTTTGAAAGAACTTCCTATCGCGATCCATGACTCACTCTCCCTTCTCGATGACCTGTTCGTTCAACAGAATAGGTCCGGTTTTCGCAGTGGCCATTTGAATGACCATGCGTTCCATGTCCACCATGGCACCGTGACGTGCTGCATCGTCTTGTGCAGACATCATTCTGCCGAGCGGACTGTTCGGATCAGCCAGACCCTCCATGTTGATGATGCGAGGCTTGCGATCCAAACCATAGTACGCAAGCGTTTTCTTGTCGCGAACACGTATCACGTGCCCTCGGGGAAAGTAGACCATGTAACCCGCAGGCTCCTCCATGATCACTTTCTGCATCTCATGCGATTGCCTACCAGTGGCGGTCGCACTTCGCTTGTTGGGAACCATACGATAGACTTCACGCTTGACTTTGCCTTGTAGTTCGCGAACCACAAAGGACAATCGAGCGCCGTCTTGTGCTGGGAACATGTTAAACTCCCTTAGTGTGAGTCAAACCCAATGTGGGTTAGTTGGTCAAGTACGCGTGGGTTCGGTAGTTCCTCCACGTGCAAAGCTGACCTTCCCACACTACGCGGCGGCCGGTCGCATCCATCGACCACGGAGCGACAAGCTTCTTAATCTTCATATTGACGCCGCGAAGCACATGCAACGTCATGTATCCGTCGTTGACGAAGTACGCGACGTTGGGAGAGAGTTTTTCATCGAACAGGAGAGGGATTCCGTTATGCGTCGTGCCAACGATCCCAAGATTAACCAATTTTTTGCCAGTTCCGGTTGCCTGTAGATCGATGTGCTGCTTGTCTCTGGCAGCGGCCTTGTGCATTCGGTAGATATTTCTACCGGCGAAGATGACAGACGGTTGCGGTGAGCTTTGACCGTCTGTAGATCGATTAAGGTCGAGTTCCGTGATGTCATCGAAGGCTTCCTCGATGTTTTCTGGCGTCAGTGTTCCTTGGAAGTCGTATGCGGATGTCCGCCATTGGGACTCCGCGGCCATGCTAATACCCCCAACAGAACCACTGGTAGGATCGACAGGAATAAGATTTCCCAGTCCGTTAGGATCGGTGCCAGCACCCACAGAAGTATGATAAGCAGCAAATTGGCGACTAATAGATTCGTCGAGAGCCATAATCTTGCCCTTGATGATCTTGAATATCGCCGCACGTCCTTGGTTCTCATCTTCTTCCTGATCCGAAATGATCAGCGATCCAACCACGCGTGACATGAAGTGGTTCACGGTGATGAATTCGTTGGTCTGGTTGACCGGCACAGTATCGTAATACTGCATCGATGTAACGTTCGGGTTGAGGCCCGTGATTAACGGGTTGCTGATCTGAGGCCCGCCGTCCTCAACGACCACACGCTTTTTTGCGTGCAAATACGCCGAGACGGTGCCGCTGATGGCCGAGGCCATGATCAATTTCGCACGACTACGCGTGAGCATTGCATTCACAACCGTGTCGAGAGTAGCCATTTTGAAACTTTCTCCTGTTCGTGTGAGTCACACCACGCCGAGTTGGTCGAGTGTGTCACGTAAGATTTGGTCGTAGGAGGCATTCACCGGAGCGACGTTGTTTGTACCATAGTTCAACGGCGCTCCGCGTCCTGCCGGGAGATTACGACGCATGGAATTACCATTTGGGCGTTGCTGTCCCTTGTTTTGGTTCATGCGCATCATGTTAAGTTGAATTTTCGCCCATACCTCCCCCAAAGACATATTCTGAAACTGAGGTTCGCTCAGTACAGCATGAAATATGGGAATGTATTGACGAGCACCAGGGTTCTCGTTGAAGAATCCATGTACCTCACTTTCTGTTTGACGAAGCTGAGCCTGTGCAGCTTGCGTACGTTGCTGTTGGATTTGTTCTTGTTCGGTTCTCTGCCGAATTGGTGCAGTTACCTGCGAGATTTCCTGTCGAACGATATCGACGAGCGACTTTGCGTCAACGCCACCTGGCGCTATACCAATCTTTGATACATCCACACCGGCCGTTGCAGCCATAGTAAGAAGTTTTCGAATTGTAGCAACGGGATCGCGCTTTGCCTCAGCCGCGAGTTGCAACGCTTGAATTTGCTCTCCGTCATTAAGACCGAGACGCGCACCTGTACCGTTTCTGTCGCGTAACTGTTCTTGTAGTTGTGTGACACGTCCGTGAAGCTCTTGGCCGATCTCAACTGCACGATTAAGTCTATTGGTTACGTCCTGCGCTCTGTGAGTTTCCTGAGCAAGCTGAGCACGTGCTCGAACGTTGTCGGTATAGAGCCGTGCTTCCATACCTGCACGGGCAACAACCTGACCGTTCGGACCGACGAAATTTCCGCGAGCATCCTGGGTAATTTGTCCAGGTTGGAATTGAGGCTGCTGGCGCTGCGGTTGTTGTCCTGGCTGCTGACGCTGGACTTCTGGCTGGTACGCGGGCTGTCGCTGTTCGACCCGCTGGTCGATGTCTTGACTTTCGCTTTCAAAGCTTTCGTTTCCCTGTTCAAATGCGGATTCGTCCATGCCGAGATTGTCGAGAACCATATCCATGGCTTCGGAGCCAGGACCATTGTCGCCGCCAGTGTGATCCATACCACCCTGACCACCCATACCGCCATTTGATTGCGAAAAGCCTTCGCCTGATGTCATCGACATGTGCTATCTCCGGTTTGAGTCAAACTACTGTAAATTGGGAACGCTCTGGCCCCCTGGTGAAGCGCCTGGCATTCCACTCGGTCCGGGCGGTACCATTGGTTTCGGCGGTACTCCTAATTTCGGAGCACCTGCACCAGCACCTTGCGGTTGAGCTTGTCCTGAATGCAACGCTGCAACATGCTGCAACAGGAAACTCTGAATCTGTTGATCCGTTTTACCTTGCTGTTTCATTGCGACGACTTGTTGCTTGATTTCTGGTGGCAAGTTTGCCAGAATCTGTGCTATTGGATTTTGCCCCTGTGCGCCCTGTTGAGGTT